TCCGTTCATCCCTTTCAATCAGGGACGCATGACACCCAAGCATGGAACGGGGCTTGGTATATGGATTTTACAATGACTGTAACTTACGTATATCGTGGCGTTGAGTACACCAAAACTACAAAGTAAATTGATGGCTCATCAAAGTAATAAGGTGACAGCTTCTGTTACCTCATTTTCACCCCAGTCTCATCACAACAAACCAGAGGAGCATGAACCTCCAAAGGATGAGACAGATTACAACTCATTGGAGGAAGCCTTATTAGGTGACTCCTAAATTCAACGAGTTATGGCTAGTGGTCTTCGGACTGCTAGCTTTTTTTATTATGGTAGAAGGAGCACACCTCCAGTACCATAGGTCAGAGACACCTCAGTGTCGGATCTCTGACTAATTGGCTTTTGCCCTGCCAAGGTAGGATACCATTAGCCGTCTAGACGGTGGGATAGACCACAAACAATGATCAAAAATTTCAGCTGAGAAAGTTAATATAAAATTTATCCATAACAATGGCACATCAAAATAATGCCAACAACACTTCCTTAACATGGGGTGGTGTTGCGGCTAATAAAGGTACTCCTGATGCGACTACTACAGCGCATAGAAGAGCCTTATATCTTAAGCTCTTTAGTGGAGAGCTATTCAAAGGATTCCAGCGTAACACAATTGCTAGGGATCTAATCACTAAGCGCACACTGAAGAACGGACGCTCATTACAGTTCATCTTCACAGGTCGTACCAACAGTGAGTTCCATGTCCCAGGACAGAACATACTAGGTAACACCGATGGCGCACCACCAGTAGCAGAAGTAACCATCGAGTGCGATGACCTCTTAATCAGTTCAGCTTTCGTGTATGAACTTGATGAGACACTTGCACATTATGACCTACGTGGAGAGATCTCACGTAAGATTGGTTACGCTCTTGCAGAGAACTACGATAGAAGAATCTTTAGAGCAGTAACTAAAGCTGCTAGACAAGCTTCTCCTATTCAGAAGACTAACTTCCTAGAGCCAGGCGGAACACAGATCCGTGTTGGTACTAACGCTGCTGGTACTGATGCTTATGTACCATCTTCATTAATAAACGCTTTCTATGATGCAGCTGCTGCACTAGATGAGAAGGGTGTTTCAACTGAAGGACGTGTAGGTGTACTTAACCCTAGACAGTACTATGAGTTAATCCAACAGGTCGGTGAGAACGGACTCGTTAACAGAGACGAGCAAGGTGACTCACGCCAGAGTGGTCAAGGTATCGTTGAGATTGCAGGCATTAAGATCTACAAGTCAATGAACATTCCATTCTTCGGTAAGTTTGGTACTAAGTATGGTGGATCCGGTGCAACTGGTACAGGCGTAACTGATCCTGGTAATACTGGTTCCTTCGTAAGTGAGGACATGGGTAACCAAGCAGAATCTGCTTCTGGTGCTCCTGATGGACAGCGTACAGTTAACGACTACGGTGAAGGAAACAAGTTCGACAACTCTTGTGGACTTATCTTCCAGAAAGAAGCTGTTGGTTGTGTAGAAGCTATCGGACCACAGGTTCAGGTAACTTCAGGTGACGTATCAGTTATCTACCAAGGAGATGTTATTCTCGGTAGACTAGCTATGGGTGCTGCACCTCTAAACCCAGCTGCTGCTGTGGAATTGATTGCAGGTATCGCTCCTAATACTGGAGTTGCTCAGGCATTCTAACTTATTATTCATATGGGGAGGCTTCGGTCTCCCTTTTTTATTACAAATTTTTTTATGGCTTCCACGACAATTGATACCGAGACCGAACTCTCCGCTGTAAATGCTATCTTGGGAGCTATTGGTCAATCCCCAGTAACAAGTATTAATACAAATAATCCTGAAGTAGGATTTATATATAATTTATTAAGAGATGCTAACGTAGACTTACAGAATGAAGGTTGGCATTTTAATACAGAAATACACGTTACTTATACACCAGATTCTAATGGTAAGATAGCTGTTGGTAATGATGTATTAAAGATGGATACTACAGAAGGATGGTCTGATAGGACACATGATGTAGTTAAAAGAAACGGATACCTTTATGATAAGCAGAGTCATACAGATGACTTCTCTGATCACACTACAATAAATTTAGATATAGTTAGATTACTTAGTTATGAAGATCTACCTGAAGTATTCAAAAGATATATAATCTATAAAGCTGCAGTAAGAGCTGCTACACAATTAGTAGGAAACCCACAGTTAGCTAAGCTATTAGCTCAACAAGAAGCTTTACAAAGAGCTGCTATCATGGAGTATGAATGTAACCAAGGTAATCATACTATGTTTGGTTTACCAGAAGAATCAGTTTATACTGCATATCAACCATGGAGGACGTTAGGTAGGTAATGGCTTCAGTAACACAAACAATAGATACATACTATGCTGGTATGTCACACCAGCCAGATCTAAAAAAGTTCCCAGGACAAGTCAAAGATATACAAAATGCTATACCTGATATAGTAGAAGGATTATATAAGAGACCTGGGACTAAACGAATAGGAACTACACCATTACCTAGTGTACAAAGTAATGGTTCATGGTTTCATTATTATAGAGATGAAACAGAAGGTTCTTATATCGGACAGGTAGCTAGCGATGGTAAGGTAAGAATATGGAAATGTAGTGATGGTACTGAAAAGAATGTGTGGTATCATACAGATAACAGTGCTTATAGTGGAGGTAACTCTGATCATACATCTATCACATCTTACTTAACTCCTAGTAGTGCTACAGCTACAGAGGATATACAAGCATTAACTATTAACGATACAACTTATCTAAATAATAGAACTAAAACTGTAGGTACCACAGGTACTACTCCCACTAGAGAACATACTCATTATGCTTTCATTGACTTATTAAGAACAGAAAATGGAAGACAGTATGGTTTAAATGTATATGCTAATGAAACAGCAAGTACATTAAAGACTGCTACAAGGATAAAGATTCAAAGTGATAACGTGCCTAGTGCTCAAACACATGGTCATGGTCACTGCCCTGCTATCGGTAATGACGTATTCAAAGTTAACCATGCAAGTAATGGAGCTACAAATCTAATATTTAGATTACAAACAAGAGGAGCTTCAACTACATTTGTTAGTGGAGATGGTGGTACAGATGATAACAATGATTTCTCTTGTATCTATAATAAAGATATAACACTTTTACATGGTGGAGAAGGGTGGTCAGTAAACGATACAGTGTCTGTAACTATGAGTGGTTATAGCTATACAATTGTAGTCACAGCTGCTGAATCATTAAGTGTTAAAGGTACTATAGGTGGTGGTGCTAATGGTATAATTAGACCAGAACCTACACCTTTTAATGCAGATACAGCAGTATCTCCTGATTCAATACTAGGTGGTATAACTACAGGAATCTCAGGAATGAGTGGTTCTGTAAGTATCACAACCCAAGTCATAGGTAATAGTATATATCTACATTCTACTAGTGATTTTAATATAGAAGTAGTAGATAAAGATTTAATGAGAGTGATGCAATCTGAAGTTAATGATGTTTCAGAGTTACCTTTACAATGTAAGGACGGTTATATAGTTAAAGTCTCTAACGCCAGTGGTTCTGAGCAAGATGATTACTATATGAAATTCATCGGTGAAGGTGGTTTAGATGGTCCTGGTGCCTGGAAAGAATGTGCAGCACCTGGTATAGTTAAGAGTCTAGATGCGACTACTATGCCTCATATATTACAGCGTCAAGCAGACGGTGATTTTTTGGTGAAAAAAAATACATGGGCAGATCGTGAAACAGGTGACGATGAAACTAATCCAGTACCTTCTTTTGTAACTAATAAGATAAACAAAGTATTATTTTTTAGAAATAGATTAGCATTTTTATCAGGTCCAAATGTTACATTATCTAGACCTGGAGAATTAAGTGTACCAGCTTTCTTTGCTAAGACAGCTCTAGCTGTTAGTGCTGTAGATCCAATAGATATATCTTGTAGCTCTACATTCCCCTCTGATTTATTTGATGGCATTGAAGTAGCTTCTGGTTTAGCTGTATTTAGCACTAATCAACAGTTCTTATTATCTTCTGATGCAGAGATAATGAATCCAGATACAGCTAAACTGAGGAGTATATCAACATATAATTATAATAAAGATGTACCTCCTATATCTTTAGGTACTACTGTAGGTTATATAGATAACTCAGGTAAGTATACTCGTTTTAATGAAATGGGTAATGTACAAAGAGAACAAGAACCTGTAGTAGCAGAAATGAGTAAGCTTGTTTCTACTCTATTACCTAAGAATATAGACCTCTTAACAAATTCCAGAGAAAATTCTATAGTACTATTTGGGAAGACAGATACTGATATAGTATATGCATATAAGTATTTAACCTATGGAGAGAAGAGAGAACAACAAGCATGGTTTAAATGGAAGTTTAATAACCCAATTAAATATCATTTTATTGTAGATGATGAATACTATTTATTAGATACAGATAATTTCTTACAGAAACTAAACTTAATGCAGCAGGATACTGATCCTAGTATTGATGAAACTGTAGGGTCTGATACATCTAATTACCTTATACATCTAGATAATTGGACTACTGTAGGTAATGGAACTTATAGTACTACTACAAAACTAACAACATTTGCTAACCAATCTGATTGGATAGACCAAGTAACCTCACCTAATGGTGCTCTTGTATTAGTTGATATAGATACTAGTGCTACGAGAGTTGGTAGGTATGCTCAGTGTACTGTTATTAATACAGATGACTTTACAGTACCAGGAGATTGGTCTTCAGGTTCAGGTACATTCTATATAGGATATCTATATGATTATTCTATACATTTTCCTACATTCTATCTAACTCAAGCTCAAGGTCAATCAGCAAAATCTGATGTCAATTCATCTCTTGTTATACATAGAGTTAAATTAAACTTTGGTAAATCAGGTTTATATACAACTACCTTACAAAGAACAGGTAAAGCTGACTATAGTGAAACATATGAATCTACTTTTGCTAATAGTTATAATGTATCTGATGCACCATATGTACCAGAAAATATACAGACAGTACCAGTATATGAAGCTAATACTAATGTAGAACTATTATTGAAATCAGCACACCCAGCTCCTGCAACACTACAAGCTTTGTCGTGGGAAGGAGATTATTCACCTAGAAATTATAGACGTGTCTAAATACATTCACCCAATAACATTGGAGGCTGCTGTAGAGGTAGCCTCTAATCTACGTCCAGAAGACCACAGAGAGGTCGAAGAGGGTCATGGGTATGATCCAGTAGAGTACGCTAAATTCATCGCTCAGGAAGGCTCCGCTGTGTATTTCACAGTGCCTAACGGCAAGACTGCTGGTATGGCAGGAGTTAATTCTGAAGGAGCGATATGGATGATATGTACACCAGCTATAAAAGAATACCCACATACGTTTGCAAGAGAATCTAAAAGGTTTGTAGAGAGTAGAAAAGAACCTTTACTTTGGAATGTTGCAGATCGACGGAATACAGTCCACTTAAAACTACTCAAATTTTTAGGATTCAAATTCTTGAGGGAACTCAAGTATGGTCCTAACAACTTATCCTTTATCGAGT